CGATTGCGAATACGAAGGGGGCGACAATTGTTATCCTCAAGAGTTGCTATACGAAGAGACCGTTGAAGAGTTATTCAACGGTAATGACTGGAGTATGTTTATTGTATTCGACAAACGTAAGGATGATAAAGATGAATGATAAAATATCAAAACTAGAACTATTTTCTGGAATAATTTTTATATTTACAATTGCTCTTGCTTGTTTAATTGTTATTGCGGCAATCTAAATGGACAGGCAAATTAGAGAAACACAAGGACGAAGAAGATGGATTATAAATTATCGAAAACAGAGATGTTTCTGGAAATAGTTTTAATAGCAGTAATTGTTGTTGGTTTCGTATTAATTGGTTGGATAACTATAGTTGACATGAGTGAAGACAGGCAAATAACAGAAACTAAGGCTCGATGTAAAACAGTTGGTGGCGAGATGGGCTATTTGAAATGTTACAAGAACGGGAAGGAAATCTAAATGAAAATCATAGCAGAAAATCCAGCTGAAGAAGCCTTGCTGTGGCGCATTAAAGCCCTGAGCGACGAGTTGGTCAATCAAGATAATCGATCCACTAGTATGCCGGTGTGGACGATCTTAGACAATAACAAAGCTGGCAAAGACTACGGCGCAGTCATGTACTTTACTGGCAAAGCCGCCGAGCAGCACATCAACGAGAATGACCATCATTACAAGAAACCAATGATATGTGTTCGTAGCGCTCACGACAACCGAGAACTGAAAGATGTTATTCATCTACTAATTCTAGCCGGCGGCAACGAAATACCAAGTAATCATTATGGAGTATTGAGAAATGAATAATCGCAAGAGAGAGCTCATTGAACACCTAGTAAGATCAATTGACTTTACTAAAGAAAAAATACTGTACTGGGAAAGACTTAGAACGAGAGAGAGCTACGACATTTTTGTACAGCTAAACGAAAGCGACAAAGAGAATGAACTGGTTAAAGTCGAACACAAAGACGATATCGTAAAGCGAATTATCGATGACTACAAGCGAAACTTTAAAGAATATGACAAAGCACTTGATGAATTGTTGGAGGAGAAATAATTATGGATAATGAAATGTTGAGTTTTGTTCACGAAATTGAGCGTGTCGACAATAGATTAGGAGAAGTTAGAAAGATTCTCGATTATCTGGAGAAAGAAGATGACACGTATCTCGGGACAGTGGAAATATTGGTGGGCTATCGCGAAAAACGCTCTATGTGCTTAGCAAAAGAAACTGCAATAAATGTGTTCGCTGGTCTAGAACACTATTATAGTAAGCGTTTAGAGAAGTTAACAAAAGCTATAGACTTAGATACACTTGAAGATTCATTGGAGAAAGAATGACGACGAAGGTCAAATTTGATATCGCGGGTCAAGTACCGAGCAAAAAGAATAACAAACGACTTCTAAAGAACTCTCGAACAGGAAAAATGTTTATCGCGAGCAGCGAGAAGTTCAACGAATGGCACAATCAAGCTATGATGGATTTGTGTTTCAGGCTGAATAAAGACAGAGATGTCTTTCGTAATAAGCAAGTAGAGATAGAATTAACATTTTACAATAGTGACAATCGACGGCATGATCTCGACAATATGACTAGTAGTGTATTAGATTTGCTAGTAGACGCTGAGTTTATCGACGATGATTGTTGTCGAGTTGTAAGTAAAGTCGTTGCTATTTTCGGCGGAGTAGATAGACAAGCGCCTCGCGTTGAAGTTGAGATTAATGGTGTTGAGCGTAAGTAAGTATGCACCTAAAAACTCATGTAGCGAATTATGCTATAATAATCATAGAATTGCGGATCGAAAGGTCCGCTTTTTGTTTGGAGAAATATCATGACGACCAAGAAAACAGTGAAAAAGCGCGCCCCCAACAAGGGAGGGCAACCAACGAAATATAAGCCAGAATATTGCCAACAACTAATTGACTATTTTTCAATCGACCCTACAAAAATCGCAGAAGACGAAACCGTCTCGTCAGCTGACGGAGATAAGCTTATAGCTAGAAGAATGCCTCAGAGAATGCCGTGGCTTGAAGGATTCGCTCGAAAAATTGGCGTACATCGCAACACTTTGAGGGACTGGTGTGATCTTCATCCAGAATTTGCGGAAGCCTATGAAACCGCGAAAGATTTACAACGTGAGTTTATTGTTGATGTGGCTTTAAGCGGTGCTGCTCCAGCAAGTTTCGCTATCTTTACTATGAAAAATGTTTGCGGCTGGCGAGATGAGCGCGACTTAAAACTGAAAAAAGCGAAAGAGGAGGGTAATATTGATGACGAAGAACTCCGAGCAGCCATCTTTGAATAACCTGACCAGGAAAGACATTGTACGACTATGTGAAAAATACTGGAACACGGATAGAGATAAGCTCCGACAATACTTATTAGCAATATTTAAGCGGCGCGAAAACATACATTTGTTCGGTTGGTTCATCGCACGGCCGTATTTTCCTTTGGAAACGCCACTATTCCATAAAGAAATCCTAGACTTAATCAGTGATAAGAATAATCGACGCATAGGTGTTATTGCGCCACGCGGTCATGCAAAATCGACGACAGTAGACATGACATACCCGTTGTGGGCAGGCTGTTTTGAACAAGAAGAATTCATAGTGATAATCAGTGATACTTACACGCAGGCAGCAGAGTTTATCAATGCGCTTAAAGACGAATTCGAGAATAATCCGAAAATTAAATGGTTATTTGGAAACATGAAAGGCGACGACTGGCAAGACGGTGAATTCGTACTGAGTAATGGCATCAAATATGCGGCTAAAGGCTCTGGCATGAAAATCCGCGGTATTCGCCATCGACATACTCGACCGACGCTAATGATATTTGACGACATAGAGAACGACGAGAACATCAAGAGTGCTGAACAGCGACAGAAGCTCTATCATTGGTTTACGAAGGCGGCTATTCCAGCATTAGCTAGGGGTGGACGAGCTGTCGTTATCGGCACGATTCTTCACTTCGACAGCCTCGTCAATAAAGTAATGAAGCAGCAAGATATTTTTAAAAGTTGGCAGACACGAGTATTTTACGCAATCACAACCGACGAAGACGGGACGGAACACGCCTTGTGGCCAGAACACCGCAGTCTGGAAAAGCTAAAATCTATGCGCGACAATCCAAACGATCAAGAGTTTGTCGGCAGTATCGCTTTTGCACAGGAATATCAGCACAAGCCATTCAGTGAAGAAGATGCGATAGTCAAGCCTGACTGGATTAAAGAGTGCGAGCCGAGCCAAGCGCCAGACGAGTATTCTCGTCAAGCTAGAGTGTTGACAGTTGATCCAGCCGCAAGCGAAAGACAGACCGCCGATCCGACAGCTATGATTGTTGCCGACTTGGGAGCTGACGGCAACGTTTACGTGAGAGCAATTCGAAATCAGCGAACATCACCAAGCATAACAGCCGAAACTATTCAAAATCTTTACGAAACATATCAGCCGCAAGTCGTCGGAATCGAGCAAGGTGCGCTAGGATTAGTATTTCGCGACTTATTAGCAGGATTACCTGTCATTGGATTGAAGCCAGACAAAGACAAGGTGCGACGATTACTAGCTGTCAGTAGATTTTTCGAGGCTGGAAAAGTGTTCCTAGTCAAAGATGTTCAAAACGGACAAGCGCTAAGAGAACAGCTAATAGAATTTCCAAAAGGCACTCACGATGACATGGTTGACGCGATTGTATACGCGATTCGAATGTTGCTTGTCGATGGATTAAATCAAGGCGAAGAAGGATTTGACGAGAGCGGTTCGTATGCATCAAAAGATGATGATTGGTCAGAATCGGATTTCGTGATATAATCTAAGTTATAAATTGCGGTTACTTAGCCGCATTTTTCTTTTTGGTGAAGTAACTGCTTTATTTCGAGGAGCGAAAGAGTGGCACTATTCAAGAAAGACGAAACACCAAAAAACCTGACTAGCGAAATTGGCTTTGCTGGAGATATTGTTTTTGAGAGCTTTGACAGAGAAGAATCTCGTACTGATGAAATCAGTATTAAAGATTATCGAAGGATGCTCGATAGCGACACAACAGTTGAAGCGCTATACAACATCTTTACTATGAGTATTTTAGCGGCGACATATCACATTGATGCTGATAGCGAAGATGCGAATGAAGCACAGGCTGAGTTTGTTCGCCGAAATCTTCTAGAGCCACCACACAAGGGTGGTATGCAAACACCGATGAGTCTGTTTATTGACCAGTCGCTAATCGCGATTTATGAAGGGTTCGCTTTGTTCGAGAAAGTCTATGAATTAAGGGACGGCAAGCTCGTGTTGAAGAGGCTCGCTCATCGCGACAGTACTACATTGACGCTAATCAGAGATGAAGTTGGTGGATTTGGTGGAGCTAAGCAACGAACGACAGATATTGACGGAGCCGCTCAAGAAGTGATAATCCCAGCTTATAAGTGTTTTCTTTTCACTTACGGCAAAAGCCGCAACTATCTTTATGGACGTAGTGCTTTTAAGTCACTATATCCTCGTTATGACAAGAAGCGTCGACTCGAGTATTTGGATAGTGTAGCTTTGCAGGCTGATGCTATCAAGCCAAAAGTTTTGAAACGAACGGTCGATGGTGTTGTGTCTGAACAGTTGAAGAAAGCGCGAAATAAAGCATTGGAGGTGCTTGGCAGATTAGGAAAACACAACTCTGTAGCGTCTATTCCTTACGGTTACGAATTGGACGTGCTTAACACAGAAGGGCGCGATCCGCATCAATCAATCGAGCGACAGAACTCAGAAATGGCGCGAGCATTCCACGCTAGCGTTATTCTAACGGCAACTCAAGGTTCCGCAAGTAACGTAGGTTCATACAGCTTGAGCACTAACCAAAAAGACTTGCTACAGACTGCGATTACTGGTGTTATGCGACTGCTTGAATCTCATATTAATCAATATCTCATCGCTGATCTTATCGACTTGAACTTTGCGGAGCGGCACTATCCAGAATTCCACTTTGACACACCTGACGAATCTATTATTTCGGCAGTGTTTGAGGCATTCAAGTTACTAGTTCAGAAAGACAGAATATCAGATGACATCGCTACTGGAATCGAGGAATCGACAGCGACTCGATTAGGAATTGACCTAGACGCAGTTAAAAAGCGCCGTCAAGAAGAACCGAAAGACGATTCAAAAAAAGCAGATGACGACAGTAACGAGGATAAGAGTGGAGGTAATGGCGGCGACGCCGACAAATTTCTAGACGAAAATGACAAGATTAACGAAGTCGCTCCTCCTGAACCTCACGAACACCTTACAATCGATCGAGATTTAACAGACGCCGAAAAACGAGTCAAGTTCGACGCTATTCAGGATTGGATGAAAGCGCAGGAAGACAATTTCGCTGCGGCTGCCACTGAAGAGTTAAACAAAGCAATTGACAGCATTACACTTGACGAACCATTTTCGCTGCCAACAAGCTACACGTCATTAATTGCGAAATATTATCGCACGGCTTACAACTTTGGAAAATTATCTGCGGCAGATGAGCAAAAATTGCCAGCGCCAGCCCTAAAAGAAGAACGTAAACTACACGAGAAGCAGTACGTAGACTTCATTGTCGATATGCAGAACGAAGATGTGAATAATATTATCAGTGGAGAACTGTTGAAGCAACCAATTAATCTTGCGGATGAATCTGACGAAGATGTAGAAGAAGTTGAGCCAATAACACCTGCTTATCAAAGCGCAACTCAAAAAAGCGCCGTACTAGAAGCTATTAAAATATCGGCTGGTGCGTGGGTGGCGCAGGCTGTGCTTGGAACAAAAGGAACTATTATTTCTCAAGGTATGAATGACGGTCGCGATGATAGTTTCGCTTCATTTGATGAAGATGACGACACTGCTGTTTACCAGTGGTCAGCTAAGATGGAAAAGAACACCTGTCCGATTTGTGCCGAATTAGACGGCAAAGTTATATCTGCTAATGAACGAAAAACGATGTTCCAGCGACCACCGAAACATATCAATTGTGGATGTATTTGGGTGAGGGTTTCGGCGTTGAATGGTGATTATAAATTGCCAAAAATAACCGGAATCGATAAAAGAACGATGGAACGCATCGAGGCTGCGCAGTTCCAGAGCAAAGCAGCCATTGGTCTGCCTGATGGCGTTAGTAAAAAAGCGGCGATTGAGTCGGCAAAAGTTCGGCGTCGTGATCCGATGTATATGACGCCTGCCGAAGTAGAGTTTTATGAAAGATGGAAAGATAAGCTTGATTTGAGGCGTCTGCCGAATTTGAAAGATAAGACCTCTAATGATTTTTCGTCACATGGCAGAGAATACGAGCTAAAGAGTATATCTACTGAATTAAATCCAACGACAGTGCGCAATGTTTTATTTCGGGCAACGGATAAAGGCAAGCGTAATATATATATTGACGTCGTGAATAAAAATATTAGCTTGGATGATGTGATCAGAGACGCAAAACATCATCTCGCTACGAAAAGACGAGACGGCAAGCTCAATAGCGACATGATCGATTCTTTGGTGGTGTTTAAGGGCAATAAATTAGTCAAAATAAAATAAGACAGTCCGCATTGCTCTAACATAAGAGGGGCGCTACTGCCTTATATCGTCATATTACCACGACCACTATAAAAAGTCAATAAATAGTTGTTGCTAATACCGTTTTTGTGCTATAATGTCGGTAATGAATTGCGATCGTATGTGATCGCAATTTTCTTTTGAAGATCAGGGCTTCACCCGCCAAAGTAACCACTAGACTTTTGCAACACAAACATCTTTGACACTGTTACAGGTTGATATTTGTAGAACTCACACTTTTCTTACATACGATCGCGGTTCAGGCAGGAGAAAAAGTATGTATGTATTTATCAATCGAGACGCGAATGTTGAACTAGCAGATAACACTAGTAGTAATTTTAAGAGGTTCAAAAAGCAGATTTGTCGATTTGGCGAATATGTTGATCCTAACAACTCATCACGAAAGATGATTTTGGACAAAATTTTTGGCAAACGACTTAAAGAAAACTTCGATAGCGGAAAATATGGCGTCGTTGCTGTTCCACTGGGTCATCCAAAAAGCGCGGCTGAGCTGGCAGCGCTGAACAAGGGCGAAATGGTAGACATGGAGCTTACGGATGAAGGAATTGACGCGGTCATTGAAATTCGCGACGAAGAAACTGCTAAAAATATCGAAAATCATAATATTCCTGACGTTTCAATGGGCTTTGAAGACAACTACCTCGATAAAAGAACTGGACAGCGAGTCGGTCCACTGTTGAAGCACATCGGACTAGTTGTTGATCCTTACATAAAAGGAATGCAGCAGTTTATGCCGCTTGCTGACGAAACGCCAGCAATATTGTTTAGCGATAGTCAAGATTACGAAAAGGAGGAAGAGACTATGAAGGTAAAAGTTAAGAACGACCGCGAATTTGACGTTCAGGTTAAATTCCAAGAAGACGGCGAAGAGAAGGTTGTGACAATCGCCGCTGGTGCTGAAATTGAAGTGCCAGAAGATCAAGCAGAGGCTGTAAAGCAGCAAATCGCTGATGCTGAGGCACCTGAAGCAGAAGAAGCTGAAGAGAAAAAAGAAGAAAAAGAAAATGAATTTTCTGATCGAGAAAAAGCGTTGGCTGATCGCGAAGCAGCAATTGCAGAAAAAGAAGCTGCTCTAGCGAAAAAAGCTGCTGAGGCTAAGTTTGATAAGTTGCTGAGTGATGGCAAGGTGGTGCCAGCTCAGAAAGAAGCATTTATGGCATTGAGCGAAGTTGCTAGCCAAGAAATCCACCTATCCGATGATGAGACCAAGACTGTTGATACGTTATTAAGCGAGTTTATCGAGTCAAGTCCAACGCTGAATTTGACTGACGAAAAAGGAGCTGAAAGCGATGACAACGGTGGAGGCGAAGAAGTCGAGCTTGGCGACGAGGATAAGAAAACCATCGAGCGCTATGGCTTGAACGAAGAAGATTATAAAGAAGTAAAGAAGGAGAATCAATAATGACTTTTCTACGACAAGACGGCGATTTGATCTCAGCTCCATTTGGCACCAATGTGATCAATCGCGGACAATTAGTTACTGTTGACGCTGCAGGCAATGCTAAAGCAGCAGAAGCAAGCGCAAAACCATTTCTAGGTGTTGCAATGGAAGGTACTAGTAGCTTAGTTAAGAATGAGGTGCGCGTTTATCGAACAGGCGTGTTCCAATTGGCAATCGACTCAGTAGCAGCTACTGACTTAGGTAAAGCTGTTGCAGTTGCTACACCTGACAAGGTTACGACAACTGTTAGCGCTACCGCTCCTGCAATCGGGCAGATTGTTGAAGTAATCGATAACAAAACTGTAGGTGTTCGCCTAAGCTAAGAAAGGAAGAAGAGATGAACTTGAAGCAAGTTTTGCAGAATCTTGATACTGTAGTTAAAACAGTATACAAGACTACTAAAAAAGAATACAAAGACCCACTAGCTGGCATTCTTTACGACGTTACGCCAGTTACAGGCGCCGTAAGTAACATCGTTACTTTGAACAGCGTTCCAGGTATGCGAGAATTTAAGTCAGAGCGCAAGCACGGCGTGGCTGACAACACAGTTTACACAATCGCTCCTCGAAAATGGGAGTCAACTCTGGATGTTGAGCGCGAAAAGATTGAAGATGACGACCTCGGTCAGATTCCAAACCAAACTCGCGTTATGACTACTAAGAGCGGTCGTCATTACGGCGCGTTGGCTGTAGCTGCACTTCCTGTTGGCTTTACTGCTAACTTGAGCGACGGCAAGCCATTCTTCCACGCTGATCGTGGTAACTTGATCCCTGGAGCATTCGGCGCCGGAACGTTTAGTAAGGCTTACGATGCTTTGGTTGGTATGAAGGACTCTGACGGCGACTTGATCAACCCAATCCCAACCCACTTGATTGTTGGCTTGGAAAACCGCGAAGAAGCTGAGAAAATCTTGCTCCGCGAGCGTTTGGACAACGGCCAGAGCAACCCTAACTACAAGCGTGTTGAATTGATTGTTGATCCACGTATTGCTGGCAAGGCTACATTCCTAGTTGCAGCTAAGGAAGGTATGTGCCCAATAACGATTGCTGAGCGAGTAAAGGTTGGCGAGCCTGTTGCTAAGACTGACTTGAACAGCGACAAAGCATTCGAAACTGATGTGTTTAGCTGGGGCTTGCGCGGCCGTTACGACGCAGCTTATCAAGCAGCACAGTTTATTGTAGGCTTGAAAGGCGTTTAGTCGTTAGTCTTGAGGCGGAGGAGTTTATCGTCCGCCTTAGTCTGAATACTAAGAAAATAAAAGGGAGTTGCGATGATATACTACACGACATTACAAGATATACTCGAAGAAGCTGGACTTCATCACGTTGAAAATGGCGTTGGTCTTAATGGCGCAGTTGATGGCGTGAATAAAGTATTTACTACTGATCGCAAGCCGATTACAGATCGCAATTTTGACGATGCGGTTACAGTTGACGATTTTGTCGTATTTGTTGACGGAACCCCAGTTAAAGCTGTAAAAGTTGATCCTGCTTTTGGCGTGATCGAGCTAGAAAAAGCACCGAAAACCGATTCTGTCGTTACTATAGATTATTCGTATGCTTCAGTACCTCTAAGAGTTGTTGAAAAAGCTCGCTTGGCGGCTATGGAGTGGATTAACAAGAATATGTCTGCGGTTGATCCATGCGCACCATACAACAGAGAAGAAGGCAAGCCTATCCCTGGAAAAGTTGCAGAATTGTGTATGAACTACGCCGCCGCTAGACTTTTGATTCGAGAATACGGATATAATCAAGACATTGAAGGCACGAGTAAAGATGGCTATAAGCGATTAGAAACCGTTAAAGAAGATTTGCAGGAATTCATGAAATCTGGTGGTGTTTGTGGCGAAAGCAACAGCGATTCTACTATTGGATTAGGCTCTATCTCTGCATATTGCGATAGCGATTTATTCGGAAGATTCTCAGGCATAAGTCGAATTCACGGCGACCGATGTTATGAACGCGAGGATTAGTCGTGAGTTTGCAAATCACATTCTCAGTTGAAGGACGCGACGAAGTCATGCGCGAATTGGATTTGCGCGGACGTAAAGCTAAAAACATGCAGACGTCGCTAAGAGAGTCTGCTGAATATATGACAAATATCATTGATCAGAACTTTGGCTCGCGTGGTGGCGTTTGGGGCAAATGGAAAAAGCGAAAAAAGGCGTATCCGTGGCAAATACTCGAAAAAACTGGCGCAATGCGTCGAGGATTTCGTAGCAGAATATCATCAAAGCAGGCTGAGATATCCAACTCGCGCTCATATTTCAAATATCATCAGTCACGTCAGCCGCGTAAATATATGCCGCGCCGCGTAATGATGGCGATTGAAGAACAACAGGTGAAAGAGGTGGTTCGTATATTTCAGCGTAATATATTTAACTAGAAGGAGAGTGTCATGGCAAAATATGTAGATCCAATACTAAAACAGATAAGAGACATCTTAGAAAAAGATGGACCAGAGATTTTACATGGTCGATATGGTTATGGCGACCCTGTTGTTATAAATAAGAGTCAACTGACGCGACCGATGGCGTTTATCAGCTTTGACAATGACTACGAAGTGCACGATTCAGCAGGCGGCGAAATTGAGAGTAATATGGCGATCGTTTTGTGTGTAGTTGTGGATATGACTAAAGATTTTAATCAGGGAACAGACGCCCGCAGTCATCTTGAATTAGTAGAATTAGTAGCAGCACGGCACGACGATATGACACTTCGAAAAGATAGTATTATTGGCGCTCTGAGAGCTAATCAAGATCCAGGCGATCGTGTGTGGATTGACGCAGGAGAAGAGACGACTGTAGAATTTGACGCTACTCCACGCGACAAAGGATTGTTCACGGCTGAGGCTATTGTTAGATTTAAGGTTAAACACGCACAATTCCGTCCAGATTTATTATCATAATGTGATATAATTAGAGTAACAAATTGCGGTCTCAAAGATCGCAATTTTTCTTTGAGCACGCTTTTGTTTACCTAGGTAAATAATAAAAGGAGAAAGCAAATGGCTACATTTAGCGGACGAAAAGTTGCTGTTGGTATTGGGCTAGAAGATCCAAACGCCAAAGGCACAGCGGTAGCACCAACTTACGGAGCACCACATCTAGATATTAGTTTTAAGGATTCGCCAACAAGCAAGATGAACGAATCTGCGCTTGGCACAATCATTAAAAACAACGGTAAAACCGATGTTTTGGTTGAAGGCGACGGCTCAATCTCGACAAAATTGTGGGTTAAAGGTCTGTATTACTGGCTGGCGCTAGCATTTGGACAGAAACCAACGACTACAGCTATACAAGGCGACACTACAGCTAAAGAGCACGCATTCACACTGCGAGATGACAACAACCACATCTCAGCAACGATGGCGATTAAAGAGCCAAATCTATCTGCTCGATTTGCGTATGCAATGGCGGATACAGTTACGTTTACATGGACGCCTGACGATTTTCCAAAAGTTGAAGTAGCGTTTAAGTCTCACAAGAGCGTTACAGCTAACGACAATATCACTTACACTATCGATGATACTGAGTTTTTGCCAAAGCACGCATCATTCAAAATTGCTGATAATTTAGCTGGCCTTGACGCCGCTCCTGAGGCTAAGGATATCAAGAGCTTGACGTTGACTATCAGCAAGAATCTTCAGCCACAGCAAACGATGGACTCTAAGGATACTTACGGCGAGATTCTGAACGGCGAATTTGAAGTTTCAGTTTCTATTGAAAAACTATACCGCGACAGTACTTATCGAGCAATGAGCTACAATGACGAGCGTAAAGCTCTACGTCTGTCATTTGTAGACGACAAGAGTAAAGCTGGATCGAAAACCAACACGAGCCTGACATTCGACATTGCAGTTGCTGCGTTTAGCGGCTACGAGCCAAGCTACGGCGTTAGTGACATCGCGACCGAAAAGATTGACGCTGTTATGTTGCTTAATACAGCAGACTTCAACAAGTCATTTACTGCAAAATTGGTTAATAAGTACACTTATTAGTCTCAAATATAAAGAAAAGCCCGCAACACGCGGGCTTTTTCTATCTTCTGCGACTTTCGCAAGCAACTCCGTCGCCGTCTCTGTCTAAATCTGGTGAATATCCAGGTTCGCCACGACGCATGTTGCTATATCCAGCGGCGCGAGCTTCTCGACAACTACTAAATGTAACACCGTCAGACTGATTTTGCACTGGAGCAGATTGAGTCTGTTGATCTGCTGGCTTTTCGGTGTTGCCGCCGCACGTATTTGCCGCCCACAAGCCCTTATTTTCTTGTATGGCTATTCTCTGAGCTTCTTGGAACTGTGCTTGCCATTTGTGAGGATTAGAATTATATGTGTATTCATGACCGTAACCTTCGCGAATCATCGTATAAGCTACGTTCGTGCCGTCTTCGAGATAAATATAGAATAAATCTCGCCCGTATTTATCTTTACTGCTCTGAGTAGGATCTGCGACTAAGTAAACTGTTTTACCAGCGACTAAATCATTCATTTTTTGAGAAGCTTCTCTGCCGAAACACTGAACTGGCTTGCGCGGATGCTTAGTCTCTGGTGTATCAAGTCCAACTAGACGAATTTTGGCGTGGTTCGACGTGCGAATCGTATCACCATCTATGACCTCTGTTACAGTATCTTTTTCACCTTGCTGGAAATTCGCGTCTTGAGCTAATGCTGGATTAAACTTTGGAGCTTCTGGCTGTTTTTCTGGTTGTTTTTGTTGTGGCTGTTCGTTTTTAGTGGACTGAGTGTTGGAGGATTGCTTTTCTGTTTCGCGAATCTGAGCCAGCATAGGGCTTCCTATGTTGAATAAAGCAACGACGAGACAGAAAGCTATAATACGAGAGATTTTGGATATTTTCTTCCACTTAAAAATGGTAATTCCGAGTAATACGATACTGGCGAGCATTAACGTTGTAGCTACTGCTTCTTTCAGCCCGCTTGGCAGCCAACATAGAAATATAAGGATTATTGCGACAATAAACCACGTAGGCGTCAATTTTCTCCAATCTGGCTTATTATCGTTTGTATTTTTATTGATAGGTTCCAGTGATTTCATATTATGAATTATAGAAGTAATTTGATATAATACAAGTAATAAGTTGCGATCACCTCGGTCGCAATTTTCTTTTGCCACAAGAGTGGTCGCTTTTAATTAAGGAGGCTACTCATGCAAGACACTAAAACTATCCAGCTACCAAGCGGAGGTGAGGCGGTTTTACGAACAGCGATCACTAATCGTATGCGTAAAGATTTTACAAAAGCAAAAGACGATGTCGATCTAGCTATTGAATTAGGCATAAAGGCTGTTCTTATCAGATATAAAGACGCTGACGGTTCGGATGCTGCGTATGAGGCCCTAATGGATTCAACGAGCGCAGAGGATTTTAACTTAATATCTGAGCAGCTGCAAGAAGTTCTAGATCCTCAAGCAAGCCCAAAAGAATAACCGCGCTCGCACAAGATTATGAGCGTGCTTATCGAACAAAAACCGCAGCTCCAGAGTCGATTATTATAGCAGGAATTCTAAAAGATTATGGCTGGACTTATGAAGAATATTTAGACACACCTGAATGGGTTATAGAAGCGATTATGGCAAAACGAGCCGTCGAAAATAAAATAGAAAGCGAGTCTTACGACAAATTATCAAAAGGACGTAATTGACAATGGCAAGCAACGAATTAACTTTAATAATTAAAGGAAATAGCTCACAATTAGTCTCGGCTTTATCAAAAGCTGGGCTTGCTGTTGATAATTTTTCTAACAAGTCAAGTAGCTCTAGCGATAAAACGAAAAATGCTTTCAGCGGAATCAGTGGCGCGGTTACAGTCGCTGCTGGTAATTTAATTTCTGCTGGAATTCATAAATCTTTTGATATGATTAATAGCTCTGTTGACGGAGCTATTCGTCGTGTGGACATTTTGAACAATTTTCCTAAGGTTATGAGTAACCTCGGCATATCTGCCGATGATTCAAAAAAGGCTATCACACGAATGGCCGATGCGCTGAAGGGTCTGCCAACCTCGCT